AGCAGGTTATCGTCAACCTTGTGGATTTGATTTGTGTTGTTGGTCCAGAGTTTCATTTGGATTTCTCCATTTTGGTTGAAACAACCGCTACATAGCATTTAGCCAAATCATCAAGATCAAGCTTGCAAAGATTCTCAAGTTCGCTTTCTGGAATGGTTGTCATTATTTCTTTTATCATTTCTTGCTTCACGTTCATTTTTTATCCTCCATTATTTTGTTAATACATCTGATGATTTCCGCCGCGACTTGCGGGACGATGGCATTTCCGAGTCCACGCAATTTAGCCACTCGGTTGGGTACCCCATGAGCCACGCGACCCACGTTGGGTTCAGGGAGCCACGTTGCCACTCCTCTGGAGTTGTCCCGCGAATCTCTGGATGATTTCCCAGCATCTTCTGCATATTCCCGTTCGGAGTTCCAGCAGCATCCTCGTTCGCTGATGGTGTCGGCCACATCTGAGGATGTACAACTTGCTCCCGAAGATTCCCACTCCTTGACCTTCCCTCTCTGTTCTTCTGATTGGTCGAGCAATCCTCCGCTTGTCTTGGAGGCAGTGAGTCCATTGAGTTTGGAGTGGCCCACAATCCAAACCCTGTCTCTTCTGTGTGGCGCGTCAACGGCGCAAGCTGGAACAATGATCGGTTCGACTTCGTAACCTTGACCTTCCAGATCAGCGCACACCTGGTCGAGTGCCAAGTTGACGATCCCAGCAACATTCTCACCAATGATCCAAGTTGGCTTTGCTTCTTGTATAACTCGCAACATTTCAGGCCAGAGGTAACGGTTGTCATCCTTGCCTCGTTGCTTCCCTGCGACTGAGAATGGTTGGCATGGGAATCCTCCCGTGAGAAGAGTGACTCCTGCGTATAGCTCGCCTCGTACTTCGCGGATGTCTTTGTGACACGGGACTTCTGGCCAATGCTTTTTGAGGACTGCTTGTGCGTAGGGTTCGTTGTCACAGAAGCCAACTGTTCTATATCCATTCCACTTGGCTGCCAAGGCAAATCCTCCGATCCCACTAAATAAGTCGAGGTGTGTCTTTTCATTCATACGCTTTGCATCTGGTATGCTTGGTCAACCAAGTTCTTGACGCAATTAAAATATTCATTCTCCGCAGTTCCATAGCAATGTATCTCGCTGGTAAATCCACCAGCCGATAGGGACAGCTTCCATCTCAATCCCTTCTCATCCCACTCCTTCCTCACCTGCATTGCCAGCTCATCCTTTGTTTTCATCGTCACCTCCTACCACCTCTTTGCACACCAGGCTCGCTGCATCGACCATCGTTATGATTTGGATCATATCGATAGCGTGGCCGTGGGACGCGCGATTCCTTTCAACTACAAGCTTACTGCGTGCAATTGCAAGCATATCGCGCGCCCACCTGAGGCGTTTCTTTGCCTCGACCTCCATCACATTCCAGACTTAGCTTTGAACTTGCGGGGATTGCTCTTGCCTGCTGCTGACAGCGCGATGGCAATCATCTGCTCGCGTGAGCGAGGCTTACCGCCTGCTCCACGCTCGCTACCCTTCTTGCGGTTGTCCGCTGCTAGTTCACTCATATTCTTCGATACGTTTTTACCTAGTGGCATTGTGACCTCCTATGCTGTTTCTTCACCGACCACATCATCCCATGTGGCATCTTCTCCATGCCAGACCTGCGACTGCGTCCGCAGCCAATTAGGCTTCTCGCCTGGAGTGGTGAAACTTGATTCATTCCAAAGCACATTGTTACCAGGGACCGCTGTGATTCGTCCATTGTTAAGTGCAATAAAATGGTGCGACTTGGTTTGTTGTGGAGACATTGAGAACCCATCTCCGTAAGGCTCGGCTGTAAATAGATAGCGACCAACCTCCCAAGTCTTTTTACTTGCGATCCATACCTTGCATGAAAGACCCATCAGATATTCGTACTCAATCGTTGTGAAGTTCCAGCCAAAACAATCCCATCTTTGCGCATCGTTAATGTCCCAATCCATAATTGCAATCTCGCCATGCATCAGAGCGTGAAGTGGCAGTCCTCGGTACAGCGCGCCACACTTGAGCATAACTGTGCAACCCCAAGCTCGTCCTGGTATCGCCGTCAACCCAAACCACACAGCGTCTTGCATTCCAAGCTTTTCTCCGTCGGAAACAAATCCCATATCACACTTGACGTAGTGATGGCGAGGTAGATTGGCTGCGTGCGTCATTTGTTACTTATATTAAAATTTCTTAAAGTCAGCAATCGGAATCTCAACGCATGGCTCATTATCCCTGGGGTCACCGCTGTTCCTTGACATATAGAATATGGGTAGCTTGCTGTCCTCATTGATCTCGTAATACCCAATGGCATCCGCCCACTCGATCACATAGAACGTGGGTGCAAATGCAGCGTATAACTTTAGGGATATATACTTCTGGAGCGATAGGCATCGTGTTGGGAATCTACCAATCTCATAGCTAGTTTTCCTAGCATCAACAAATGCGTACTTATATCCCTTTAGTAACATGGCATCGAATGGATATGCTTTTGGCATATACTTAACCTTGCTCCCACAATGCTGGGCAAACGCCTCTATAATACGCTTCTCGTTGGCGATGTCCGCATCGCTCTCATGCATACCGCTCGAACCTCTCATCTCCAGTTAGGACCAGTATACCAAGCCACCAACACCCAGCGTGTCCCCCATATCGGCGCACGCGCCCTGTGTTCGATGTAAGACGGAAACCAGCACCCCGCGCCCTGCTCGCGGATAAACCTTGCGTTGTCTATGTCCGCCTTCACTTGCAAGCCTCCGCCCAGGTACTCATGGGGAGCGGACAAGTTGACCACCGCCGTAAGCTTGCGGTCACTTCCAGAGAATGTGTCGAAGTGCCACCAGAACTGCTGGAGCGGATTGTACTTGAGGATCTGGAACTGCTGCGAACCAGTTATGTCAAATCTCCAATACTCGTTGTTAACCGCAGCGGTCAACTCCGCCATTATCGCGTACAGCCATTTGTAATGTTGAGACATCGGAACCCAGCAGGAGGAACAGGTGCGCGCAAATGAATTTCTAGTCTTTCCGTTCTTTTTCAACACAGTTGCGCGCTTCATACCGATCACCTCGGCATCGTTTCGGATCATGTCGCATTGGCTAGGCGTTAGGACGTACCGATCCACAGATGCGGTAAGCGTCTTTTGAATGAACTTATTTTCCTCCATTTATAACCTCCTTTATGATGTCAACTATTTGTAAGACTATGTACGCGCTCAATGCTAGGATCGAAATGAGTATTGAGAAAATCAAAACAATCCAAGCCACAACCCTGAATACGTCCGAAATGAAATCAACAAATTGCATAGTTCTCCTCCATCATCCTGCGAAGGAGCGTCTTATTGCCGATCCTAATCCCAGCAGCCCTGCACCACCACCCAATCGTTCCGTTCCTAAAATCCTTTAGCAGTCGCTTCACTTCTGCCGTGTTCCTATACTCCCAGGCATCATTGATCATCTTATCCTTCCAATCTGGCGCAAGCTTCATACCGCACACAATCCCCCTTCTTCGTAGCATGCGAAGATCCTTGATCGCCTGGATGGCTACTTCGCCAGCAAGCTGTTGTAGTCTCTCGTCGTAATCGCCCTTAGTTAGCTGTGTGGAGATCATCGACGCTTCTTCTTGCGATTGGCTGCAACCCAATGTGCATATGTATTCCAAAGCATCGCAGCAGCCTGCGCCTCGCTCTTCGTTTCAAAGATATCCTGCAATGGTGGCAATCCTTCTGGTGGCCTTGCACCATGCAGGCGCGGTCCGATCACATTACCTGCTAGGGTGTGAATCCTCCATGCGCCAGCCTCCTCCACCACCTTGACGAAGGTCATCGACCAGCTTCTTTCAGCTTGGCATCGTCTTCTTGGATCTGGCCAGCTAACTTAACCAGATCGTTTGATTGTCCAGCGTAATGGATAATGTATGCATCCTTGTACCTATCCAATCCGAAATGGGACTCGACGCTAGTCATGCAGTTATAGGCTGGGTCGAGTGGGGTTAGCTCCATACCCCACAAATGCGCTTGGATGTTCATCCAGGTTTGTTCGCCAAAATGGTTGGGGTAACAACCAAACGGAGGGCATGAGAATAGGCCAAGGAACTTATTGCTCACTACGAATACGCCAGTATTGACGTAGAACCTCGGCGTGATCTTTCCGCCAAATCCTTTCGCTAGGTCAACCATCCCCTGCTTCCTATCCAGAAACTCCCCCTCGTCAAAGGCGCAGAAGAAGTGCTGACTACCCTCAGAGTCAGGACCACCAAGATCCTCGCAGTCGTTTGCCACAAGAACGTCAGCGTCTAGGAACATGACCTGCTCGTAGCCTCTGGCGAGCATAATGTTTCCGATTGCGAGCTTCGAGTATTGAACTGGCTGCGTAACTGGCTTATCAATTGCCATGAAATCAATCGCGTACTTCTTGGCGTATGCTTCCATCCTAGGCTGAGTTATGCTTAAAATCTTTTGCCAATCTTCTCCGAATGCCTGAGTGACTAATGCGCGTTTCATTTCTTAATAGCTAATGCCAACGATTTCTTTATTACATATTCAATCACGGCTTCTTTATCTTTTTTCAAAAGCTTCATTCCAACCCTAAACAATTCTGCGCCTGTCTTCTTGTCGTAGTCCACATCCACAAGAACCATCTTTGGTGCTGGCCGTGATTTGCCAAATGTTATTTTTCCTAGCTTCATTTCTTCTTGGCCTTTCTTTTCTTCTTTGGTTTGACTTCCTTCCACACCTTGAAATCAGTATCCAAGTCCACAGATATAAGCATTAGCTTTTGGTACAGCTTCCAGCCCATTCCAAGTGGCAACAACGTGATGCTAACGAAGTCTCCCAAGTGATAGAATATTTTCGATAGGATTGTCATTTCGAAATTTCTACTACTGCGTATTTGGGCAGTCGAGCTTTTTCGTAATCTTTTTCACATTTAAAAAATAAATCTAAAACAGGTAATTTGCTTGACCCACTCGCCTTCCTCTGAATGACCGCCGTGCCTGTGTCCACCACAACCCACTCCTGTTTAGATCCAACTATATTGACCTTGCTCCATGCTGGTATGACTCTGTGGTCGGTGGCACAATGCCGTCCAGCCTTGAGGCGCACACCCTCGCTGCTTTGCAGCTTGCTGGTGTAATAGTCTTCACCTGGCCAGTATCCAGTAACGCGCACCTTGATCTTCTTCTTCGGTGGCTGCATGTCTACCATGACAT